TCAGTTCTCGCTTCCCTCTGCGCTGTACTCCACATCGGATAGCTTAACCTCAAGCTCTAATCCCGTCGTGAATCCATTATTATTCAGATTGTGAGTTACCTTACTGATTAACCAAGACTGCTCGTCTATGACGCGCTTAAAGCCCGACACGCGCACCGGTGTTTCAGGGAACAAATCAGCCCTACCAAGCGCCAGCGTAATTGAAAACTCCGCAACGCCTCGTTGCAACTTATCCCACTTTGCCTGAGCGGCACGCATCGCCTGAGCCTTTGAAGCGTAGACCGTCGTCAGCGCCAGCACGTTATCGGCCTCACCAGCCATATACTCACCCTCGCGTGCTTCCTGCTCTTTTTTGGCTTTTGTCTTTTTGCTGACTGGCTTTGCTTTCGGGTGTTCCAGTGCGCGCAGGTGCTTCTCTTTTGGTTTACGTTTCAGCGTGACATTCTGCTTTTGCGGCTTCGGGTCTTTGGTGTGCAGCCATTTTGCTGTTACGCCGGTATAAGCCCCACGGTCGGCAATAGCAAACTGATGGCGGTCACCATCACTGCGGGTCAGTGTCATTTGTGGGACTGGTTTACCGCTGGCCGTCACTGCACTACCGGCTTTCAGAAACAGCAGTTTCCCCGCTTTCACTGATACTGCCGCCCCGTTCCGCTCAGCCAGTCTGGTCAGAAATACTGCGTCGGACTCCTGCGATTGGTCGATATGCGGTACCGGGATTTTTTTCAGCGAATCCGCGACGCTGGCCGTCAGTTTATTGCGTTTTGCGATGGCACTGACCAGCTCACCGAGAGTGGTGTCGTGCCATGATTCCTCACGGCGTGAATTGAGTGTTCCGCGAAAATCTGCGCTACGCGCACGAATGGTCAGCGTATCAGGCGCGCCCCGGTGCTCAATCTCATCAACCGTGAAATCGCCCTTATTCAGAAGTGCCGAACCCTGCCAGCCAAGCCACAGTGTCAGCACCGCCCCGCGCAGGGGTAACTCGACTTTGCCGTCAGTATCGTCGAGCTCAATGTCTAGCTGGTCAGCTTCAAAACCCCGGTTGTCGGTCATAGTGAGAGAAATCAACCGGTCACTAAAATTGCTGGTAATGTCCTGGCTGTTCAGTGTCAGCATAAATGCCGGTGCAAGGCTTGCCCCGGCGTCAATAGTCATGCCCGTCATCATGCGGTCAGCCCTCCGAGCATACCCTGCAGCTTATCGGTCAGATTACCGGCAGAGCCAAGCAGTTCGCCAGCCTGCTTATTCAGGTCGCCAAACATCGCCGCCAGTGATTCGTCGACCCGTTTCAGCGAAAGTGTGAAATCAATCTTTCTGGCTGCGCCATCACTGAAAAACTCGGTGTGTGTAGTCGAGACTTTATCGACGATATACATCCCGAGGATATTGCCGGTACCCTCAATCAGCGGCCACGCTCTGCCCTCGTCGGCCATCAGTTCAACTGCCCTCAGTGATATACGGCCACCGGTAATGGCAGGGTAAAGCGTACCGGCAAGCTGAACGGAGGTTTCCCCCTCACCGAGAAACTGATACGCAGGAGGTTTACCGACCCGGTCATTAGATGCCCAGCGATAATCCTTCGAGAGTTGCATCGACTGATAAGGCAGGGTGCGGCGTTCAAACACAAACATTCCAAGCGCAAGCATCATTATTTATTCCTCCTCAGTCATGGCTCATACTGGCACGCTGACGCGCACGCTTTTCGCGCTCAATCTGTTCGAGCGTATCGCGTAGCTGACGGTCAAGCTGATGCCCCGGCGCAACGCCACTCGGCAAAGTGATGTTGTATTCGCTTTTACTCTGGTCAATGTAAGAGCGTCCCGCCGGTGCGGTCACTGGCTGATAAGCCTGATAACCACCATATGTGCTGGTTGCCGGGATGTAGGAATTACCCTGTGTGGCGGCGTTGGTTTTGGCAGCGGTCTGGTCGAGGCTGTCCGACTCTTTGTTGATGATGCCGAGCTTTTCGAGAAGCCAGTCGACACCGCTGCGCAACTTGTTAAATACATTGAGCGGAGCCATCAAAGCAGAGGCCAGCGCCTGACCAAATATGACGCCGACATTTTTGCAGCTATCGAGCGTTTCCTGCGTGGCCTTGACCGGTGCTATAAGGTCTTTAAACCACTGCCAGACACCGCGCAGTTTCTCACCGAGACCGTCAAAAATGGGTGCCAGTGGAGCGAACATTTCCCCGACAGGGGTAAAGGCGCTCATGACCCCCTCAATCACCCCCGAGAAAAATGCGCTGATGGGCTCCCAATATTTACGAATGAGCAGCGCCCCGGCCACAATCGCCGCCCCCACTGCGACAATCGGCCAGGTAATCGCTCCGAGTGCGGTCACAATGGCACTACCGGTGACAGTAAATACCGTACCCAGCACGCCAGCAGCAGCGATAATGGCGTTAATCCCCATAACAACCGGCCACGCAACGAGACCAATACCGCCGATGATACCAATCAGAGCCAGTGCGCCACCGGCGATGATGCCGATGGTTGTCGCCAGCCCTTTGTTCTTCTGGATCCAGCCGTCGAGCTTTAACACGTATTGCGTGGCGGCTTGGGTGAGTTTACGCAGCGAGCCCTCTTGCTGGTCAAACAGGTCGGTACCAACTGCCTCATAAGCAGACTGGAACTCTTTAAAGTCGCCGCCGAGGTTATCCTGCATGACCTTAACCAGTTCCTCGGTTTTACCGTCCGAGGCTTTAAACGCTGCGGTGAGCCGGTCAAGTTTTCCGCTTGAGGCTGCTTCCATCAGTACCGCCGCCGCCGAACTGGCTTCTTCGCCGAAAATGGTTTTCATGTACTCGCCGCGCTGGCTTGTCCCGAGGTTGTTTTTCTCAAAGCTGCGCTGCATTTCTTTCAGGATGGAGAATATCGGGCGCGTGTTCCCCTTGCTGTCGGACGTTTTGACGCCGAGCTCCTTAATGGCCTCAAACGCTTTTCCGGTGGGAGCCTGCAGGCGGCTGAGAATGGCGCGGCTACCCGTGCCCGCCATTGACCCGGTGATTTTGGCGTCGTGCAGCGCACCGACCATTGCGGCGGTTTGTTCAATGCTCACCCCGGCATTTTTTGCCACCGGCGCGGCATAGGTCAACGCGTCGCTCAGTCCGTCAAAATCGGCAGCGGTTTTGTTCATCGTCATCGAGAGAACGTCGCCAATGTGCGCAATCTTGTCGTTTGAAAGCTGAAATGCTGATTTCATCCCGGTCAGCAGCGCTGCGTTTTCCTCCATCGAGCGCCGGTTTGACAGTGCCATATTCAGTGTGACCGGCGTCGCCGCCTGAATAGCAGCAGCGTCACCGCCGCTTTTCGCAATGATGATTTGCGCGCTCGCTGCGTCATCTGCAGAGGCTGCAGTATTGTCGCCGAGCTGGCGAGCCTGTTTGCGTAACGCCTCCATTTCTGGCGATTGCTTATCGACCCCGAGCACAGCCTGCAGCTCGGAATTTTTCTGCGCAAAGTCATAACCGGGCATCAGTAATTTAACCCCGGCCATCGTTCCCGCTGTCGCAATACCGACCCCGGCAGCACCTGCTGCAGCCATGTTACCGGCAAGCTCCTTGCCTGATTTATATCGCTCTTTCACGCGGCTTAATTTCGCCTGCTGCGCACTGACGCGCGCCAGTGCCTCGCGCTGGCGGTTAAGCTGCGCTGTTGTTTCGCTGATAGACGTTTTGAGCCGACGCTCATCGGCAGACAGGGTGCGGGTATTAATACCGGCCTGCATCAGCTCGGAGCGCTGACGCTGCACCGACGTTCTCAGACTGTTGTATTTCGTCTGCAGCTCAGAAGCGGCACGCTTTGCCGCTTCGAGTGCCTGCGCCTGCGCGCGGGTCGGACTGGTGGTGTTTTTAAACTGCACAGCCAGCTCACCGGCTTCGCGCTTCGCCTTGTCAAGCGCCTGACCGGTTACGGCCAGTTGCGCGCTTGCCTTACGAAAACCGTCGATTTTCGACGCCTGACCGTTCAGGTCACGCAGCCCTTTTTGTGTGGTGCGAATATCACCCGACAGGGTTTTACTCGCGGTCTGGATAGATTTAAGCGGTCGGGTCGCCTGGTCGACCGCTTTCAGCAATACCTCAAGCCTCAGGTTATTACTCATTGTGGTTTCCGCTACGCTGCAGCGCCTTTTCGCGCCATGTGATGAGCTCGCTCAGGCTCAGGGAATAGAGCTCTGATGGCGGCCAGTGGAATATCACTGCGATATCCGCCATCAGGTCATCGGTCGACAGGCCGGGCGGGAAATCTACTCCGCCGAAGCCGGTGACAAAAAACCAATCACCTTAGCGGCCAGCGACAGCATATCGGGCAGGTTCATTGCGGTGAGTTCCTGCGTGGTGAGTGCCGGGTAGGTCATTCGGGGTAGCACCTTAATCAGCGCATCGACCTCGGACTGCGCCACCGCCGCCAGACTGACGCCGCGCAGAGTGCCTGCGTTCGGTTCAATCAGGGTGACCTTTTCAATCGTCTGACCGGCGCGCTTAATCGGCTTGTCGAGAGTCACGATATTCGGGTTTACGGTGTCAATTTCATTGCCAGCCGTATCAACAAATTCAGGGGTTTTGCGTGGTGCTTTTGCCATGATGTTTTTTCTCTGCTTTGAATGGGAGTAATAACCGGCCAGCGGTGCTGACCGGTCAGGAAATTACAGCAGCCCGATTGCGCGGCGGTGCTGTTCCAGACGGTCGACACCGTTCACCTTCTCGACCATGTTGACGGTGTCGATTTCGATAATGTCGCTACCATCAATCGTGAGGCGGTAATAGGTGCAAACGGTCGACAGTTTGGTCGAGGTGTTTTCACCCTGCTTATTCTCGCCGCCGTCGATTTCTTTATGACGGCCACGCATGACCACCTCGACCGCAACGATTTCGCCAGTATCGTCACGCTGGTAAGAGCCAGCAAAACGCAGCGGCACGGCATCAGCACCCGGCGCGGCATACTGCGCCCACAGCGCCACATCAGGCAGGCCACCGACAGACCATTCGACGGTAAGAGCATCATCGTCGAGGCCGAGGTCAATCGCTGCAGCGCCATTCATACCGCCGCCCCGATAGTTTTCGAGCTTGCGGGTCAGCTTCGGCAGCGTCACGGATTCAACAACGCCCATGTAGCTGAGGCCATCGTTGAACATGTTCAGATATTTGAGTTTGCGGGGTAGTGCCATGTTGTTTCAGGCTCCTTAGCTGTTGACCGATTCGGCCAGATTCACCAGATATTTATCGGTGATACGCTGGCGCAGGGTCAGGCTTTCCAGTGGGGGAACCGGTGTATAGTCGTAGTCGATATACAGTTTCCCGGCCTTGAGGGTTTCCTTGTCGTTCGATTCCTCATCGAACCAGCATTCACCGTCCACGATGTAGCCGTTAGATTTCAGCTCGCGGAATTTGGCGTTAATGCCGTCGACAATGTCACGGATGAGCGATGCGGTGATGGGCTTATCGACCGCCCACATGTGCGCCTCAGCCATTGTGTCGGCCAGCACCTGCGCGGTGCGGGTGTAGTTCTCAAACAGGAAAAGCGGGTCATCAGAGCAGGTGCGGTTCCCCCAAAAACGGAAACCATCCTTGCGCACCAGTGTGGTGACTCCAGCCTCGTTGAGCAGGTCAGCATCGGTGCCGGATGCCTGCAAATCCCAAAAGACTGAGGCGCTGATGCCGGTGACGCCTTGCACGCCAACGTTAGACAGCGTTTTGTGCCAGCCGATAGTCTGGTCGATGTAGGCACGCAGACCGAGTGCGCGGGCGGTGGCGTATGCCGTGGCGGTGGCGTTTGCGGTGGTATCCCATGCGAGGAAGTCAGGCCAGATGACCATCAGTTCGCGCTGGCTGAAATTTTCGCGATAGGCCATCGCCTCGGAAATGGTTTTACAGCCCCACGCGCTGACATAACAAAATGCGCGTAGTTTGATAGCGGCTGACGCAAGTGCGACCGCCACTTCCTGCGTATCGAGACCCGGCACACCGAGAATGCGCGGCTTAACGCCGGTAACCGCTTCGGCAGTCAACAGCGCTTTAATACCGGTGTATTTTCCGTTCTCATCCGTGCCACCGATGATGTTGGTAACGGTCTGCGCTTCTGCGTCGTCTCCGGTACCTTCGGCAACGCGCACAACGACAGTGACAGGTTTAGCCTGGTCGGCGATGGCCTGCAGAGAGGTTGCCAGCGTGCCTTTTTTACCGGCTTTCGCAATGGCACTCTGCACATTGGTAATCAGTACGGGTTCATTGAGGGGGAATAGCTTCTCATCCGCATCACTGGCCGTGCAAACCATGCCGATGATAGCGGTCGAAACTGTGGAAATGACGCGGGTGCCGTCGTTAATTTCAAGCACCTGCACGCCGTGGTGAAAATCACTCATCCGGTTAACTCCGTGGTTAGTGGGCGAGTGTTATTGTCCTGACTGGTCTGGATGACGGCTATTTGTCGGCGATGGATAGCGAATGGCACATAAACAAATCAAAAAAAGACGGGCATCAGCCCGCCATTCTTTCAAAGGTTCCTATACAGGTTTAGCAGGCCATTCTGGATTTTCTGTGTCAACCCGCATCAGCTGGACCCGGTAGGTTCGCCATGCATTGTGCGCCCCGGTTTCTGCATCAGTAGCTATGCCCAAATCTACCGCGTCCTGAAGTGGGGCGATCATACGGGTAGCTTCTGCAATAAGCGCCTGTTTCTTAGCATCAGCTTCTGTTTTTAACTCTTCTTTCGATTTCTGATATTCGACCAGTTCGCCACCGATAAATCGCTGCTTATCGATATCAATCGCTTTAACGCTAAGCTCTGCAACATAAAAACCGGTCGGGTCTGGAAGTTGCGAAACATCGCGAGTGAACGCTGAAATACGACCGCCATCGTCGTAGAGGATTTTTAGCGTATCTTCAGCAAAGTTTTTCTGTTGTTCGTACCAGTCGCCGTCCGCGTTTCTGGAATAGCTGACATTCCCGTACAGCGGTTCAACTGGCGTGTAGCGTTCAAATTTTTTACTGAGTGACATTGACCCACGCTCCATTAATTAAAGCCTGCAGAGTTGCGACTTTTACCTTGTTAAGTACCCATGCGCCGCCACCTGCCGTTGGAGTGATATAAATACCCACAACAATTTCCGAGATTGAAAAATTAATCCAGGCATCCGCAGATGTAACGGTGACTTCACGTGGACTCGAAAGACGCAATCCCGAGACAGACTCCCCCGCCAGCGCCATTGTTCCAGCTTTATCAGGAATGGTGATCTTCTGGCCGCTCCACCCATGAATTGAGGCCTCATTATTGGCGGCGTAGAGAGAAACCGAGCCAATTTCGCTTGCATCCTTTATTTCAAGACCATATTTGGCTTTTATTGCATCACTAAAAATCTGAGGCGTTTTTGCGCTCTTATCCGCGTAATTCCCTTTGGGTTGTAATTTGTCGATTCCGAATGCCGCCTTCACACCATCGACTGTTGTTTCGCCTGTTCCCCCTTGCTCTATTGTCAGCGCGACCGGGGCATTTGACTCACCATTCCACATCCCCCAGATAGTATCTGAGACCATGAGAAACTTTTTCAGGTCGGGGGAGTAAATCTTAGTGGAACGTGGGTCGGGTTTAATTGTTTGCAAACCAAGGTTTTGGAGAAACTTCTCCACATCTGGAATATCCGCACCGTTTTGGCTTTTCTGCATCGCGCCGGTGATACGCGCATCATCACCCGCCGCAAGAGTATTGGCCGTTGTACCGGTGTTTTTCGTCGAGCTGTCACCCAGTTGCAGATTCTGGCGAGCCAGTGCCGGATTAGGTAAATCGGCGAGATTGCGTTCTTTAGCCAGCCGTGCATTTGCATTGTCCATCGCAATTTTTACGGCTTTCGGGGTTGCCGATTGTGTCTCACGGTCATCCGTCACACTGCTGTTAAGCTGCGTAAAACCTTTTGCAGTAGTGGTTGCATCTGGATGGTTGCGTGACTGTTCGTGGGTGCGCATGAGCCCGTCAGCGTAACTTTTCACCTCGATAATTTTATCGTCGACATACTGGCGTGTTGCCAGCACGACCGACGGGTCGATTTTCAGCGTGATAGCCGACGTGCTCGATACAATCAGAATCATGCGAATGGTCTGCGTGCGACCGCTACCCTCCTGCAGTTGCGGTTTGTAGGTCTCCGGGCAGTTCGCCACAGCAATCAGAATGCCGTCGTCGTCATAGAGACCAATCTCGCGGATCCAGAAACCGCCCTCATTCTCGGGAATAATCTGTTCCGCGATAATCTGGCTGGTATTGGTCGGGTCAACGGTCAGCAGGTTCAGCGGCGCGATGCGCTTCTGGCTGATGAGCTTCGTCTGCGTCGGGTCAGGGGTCGGCAACGTACCATTCGCGTCACCGACCGCCATCTGCGTCAGGTTCAGCTTAGTACCGAGTGCCGCCGCGTTCGCCAGCCGCGCCGCGCCCTGATTGGTCAGAATGGCAAAATATTTTGCGGTCATGCGTTCACTCTCAGGTTGTCAATCAAATGGATGGCCGAGGCCGGGTAATATTCACCGCCGACGACAATTTCCTCGGTGGTGTAGGGGTAAACGGTCAGCGCGTCGCCGTGGTAACATCCTGCGCCGACATACAGCTCGCCGGTTGCACTCAGACTGATAGCCAGCCCGGTCAGGTGACGGCTTGCCGGTTTAGCGTCTTCTATCAGGCGCTCAAGCTCCTGATACATCTCGTCAGTAATGCCGCTGTCTAGCACGCCGACAACGAGGCGGAATGTTCCTGGCTCCTCGTTGAGCTGCCACCATTCGCGCACCTCAATCAGAAAGCCGAGCGGCTCAACCACCCGACGCAATGCGCTGATGGTGCCTTTATGCTGATGGACGAAAAACGAGGAGGCGCAGACGCTGCGCTTTGTTGCCTCCGGCCACTTTTCATCCCACCTGTCGACCGACAGCGCCCACGCCAGATACGGCAGCAGGTTTACCGGGCAGGTGCGCCAGTTCCAGAGGGTTCGCAGCGGTACCGGCACGCGCTGAATCTCAGCGAGCGCGGCAGCGGCGGCAACCTCCAGCGGCGACGAACCAACGGGTAACAGCCGGTCACTCATCCGAGCCCCCGATAGTTATCTGGTACTCGGTACAGTTCGACGCCTGCGACTTACTCAGCACAATGTCGGCCTGCGGTGATGCCAGCTCGACACGCTGGACACCTTCAACATGCAGCGCCGCATAAATGGCTGACAGACGGATATCACGCCCAAGGCGGTGCTGTGCGCTGATGTAGCTCTGCAGCTTCTGCTCTGACGCCTGCCTGATGGGCTCATACTCGGGGCCGGGATAAACGTAGAGCGTCGCGTCAATCTGGTAAGGCACAATCTCGGCTGACTGGACGGTCACCCGGTCAGCCACTGGGCGCACATCTTCTGCATTCAGCGCTTTATCAACAATCGCCAGTAGTTCAGGGCTGGCAGTGCCGTCCCCCTCACGGGATAACACTGTAATCGTCACGCAGGCTGGTGACGGGCTGGCGACCGAAACGTCAGCGACCCGCCCGTCGGCGCTGCGACCGTGATACTCGTATGCGCCGACCGGCCCCGCCACGCTCAATCCCTCAAACGCCTGTTGCGTGCGCAGACGCAGGTCGGTGTCGGATTCCATAACGGCAGGCGTCGGCGGGATGGTGGTGTCATCCGCCGGAGTGATGGTCAGACGTTCGGTATTGTTGTTCCCGGCCACGACGTCGAGGTCACTGTCTATGGCATAAGCCAGCATGACTGCGCGTGCAGCTTCATTGACACGCTGACGCCAGATAACCTCACGGTAGGCGTTTTCCTGCAGCAGCTTAACAACCGGCTCTGACTCAAGTGCGAGCGTCCGGGCGACGGCTTCCTGCTGGTCTTCTGGATAGAGCGAAATCAGCGTCGCAATGCGCTCCGCAAGGATAGTTTCATAGTCCAGTTCCTCGACCACATCAGGCGCAGGGAGCAGGTTCAGGTCAACAGTTGCCATAGTGATTTAACTCAGTGAAACAGTGGTTGAAACTGACGCACCGGTATCGGTACGCATCCCGGTAATATCGACATACATTTCGCCAGCGTCGCCGGTCTCAAAGCTGATGGATGTAAGCCTGATGCGTGGTTCCCACTTCTGGATCGCGGAATAGCACGCCACCATGATTTGCAGCCTGAGCGCCGGGGTTTGCGGCATATCAATCAACGCAGACAGGAGCGAGCCATATTCACGACGCATAACCCGCGAGCCGACCGGCGTCAGCAAAATGTCGCGCATGCTCTGGCCGATATGCTCACTGTCACTGATAGCGAGGCCGGTATTGCGGCTCATCCCTATATAGCGCGCTGTCATCTGGTGCCCTCCGTCCAGCTCCCGCCCCGTTGCACGCCGCCGTGACCGTGGTCATCAACCTGCACACCGTTTGATTTCAACGTGCCATCGGTATGTTCGATGTTTCCACGCATGGTGCCGCCTTTCTGCACCTCAAGCGTCGCCGTCGTCAGTTTGTTGGTGCAGACCACCTCCGGGGTGTCGAGGGTGATACGCTCTGCCGCTTTGACCAGCACCACCGGCACGGTGGCGGTGATGGACTCCGATGCCGTCACATCGGCAGTCTTGATGCCGCTGACCGTCAGTGCGCCGCTTTCCGGCTCATACTCAATAACCGCGCCATCAGGGAACACCACATGCCACGCATCCGCTGAGGCTGACGGGGCGGGGTTATCGTCGGAAAAAATCCCCGGCAGCACGAAAGCGGTATCAAGCTCACCACCAATCGCCAGCAGCAGTACCTGCTCACCGACCGAGGGAGCCCACCATGTACGCGAACGACCGGCGCGGGTAGTCAGCCAGTTCAGCCATGTAGTCTGGATCCCGCCGCTTTGTACGCGGCACAGCCCCTGCACGGTATCGACCTCAGTCACCACACCTGAGCGGATGAGGTTGCGAATTGCGCGCGCGAGCTCCTGTAGAGTGGATAACGTATTCATAGTGCAAGAATGCCTCTGGTCTGGAGCCGCGCCAATTCGCGCGGCTCCGGTGATGGCTCACACAATATTTATTTGCCGAGGTGACTGAGAATGACGTCTTCAATCATCTGCTCATCGTCGCGGGTGAAACCGAGTAGCTGGCGCGCCTCGTACTGCACCTCCCGGCTGTTGCGGTTTGGCCGGTCTTTGAGGCCATACTGATGCACCCACGTCATGCGCTGCACTTTGCCGGTAAATTCCACCACTGCCGCACTGTCGCTGCCTTTGGCTTTCATAAAGCGGTTAGTGCGCAGTCTGGCGAACATCTCGCGTTTAATGCGGCCTTTCTTGCTCCGCACCGGCTGGCGCTTTCGCGCGGCATACGGGGTGCCATCGGGTGCCTGCTGGCGCTTAATGCGCTGTTGCTGACTGGTACGCAGCTTTTTCGCAACCTCAGCCGCCATTTGACGACGCGCCGCCGGTGACAGGCTGGCAATCAGACCGGCAAGGCGCTCCTGTAGTGCGGTTAACTCACTCATCCCACTTACTCACCAGTTCGCCGTTAACGTACAGCTCGACCGGGCGCGTCACCGGCTCAGGCAGCGACGGCTCCGGCGCATAGCTGACATGCAGTGCGCCATCGACCTCTTTGACGAGCGTGCGCTCGGTGAGTCTCAGGCTGATACTGATATCGAGCGAATCGTCGTTATTGATATCAATCATCCAGGTGAATCCTTTTTCCCGCCCGTCGTCGGTGGTCATAATGTCCGGCTGATGTTCACGCAGCCACGCCTGTACCGGCACAAATATCAAATCGAGGTCGCCGGTGAAGTCAGTCACCACCACGTTAAGCACGTACACCTTTTCAAACGACAGCGAGCTCGCCAGTCGTGAATCGGTATGGCCGTTGTCGGCAAACAGGCGCAGCATATCGGGGTTATTTCGGAGCTGCGGCACAGCGTTAATCAGCGCTTTGCGCAGGCTTTTGTGCTTTTGCATCGAGTTCATCCTGACAGTGTTTGACGGTTTTGACCTGCAGCGCACAGGCAGTCAGCGCGCCCTCAAGACGGCGAATATCCGCGCTCAGGTCACCATTTGTTTTCGGGTCACTTCCCGGCATCGGGCAAAGGCTCACCTTCGGGCACCCGTTGACCACAATCACCGGCGCTGGCGCAGGCGGGGCGGGTGTGCAGCCGACGCACAACATCAGGCAGAGCAGCGTTATACCAGCGGCGAAAGGCTTCATTTTCATTAAGTAACCTCGTTATCGTCTGCTCACGGCGGCTGGCTTCTGCGCTTGCCTTTGCGAGCTGTTCGCGCAGTGCCACCTGCGCAGATTCATTACGTCTGGCGAGCTGACCGGCAACACTGAGCTGATTTTTCAGCATGCCAATCGTCGTCTTTTGCTCGCTCGCGACACGGTTTGCCGCCTCAAAGGAGCGGGATAAATTGCCGTTCTCATGGCGCAACCACAGCAACCCGAGCACGGCCAGCACAAGCAGCGTTATCAGGACTTTCATGCCATCACCCCGCCAGCCGAGCGCCAGACGGTGACCAGCTTTTCGAGACTGTGCTCGCGCTGGCCGTAACCGGCACCCGGTAATGACGCCCAGATATTGCGGCAACGGGAAACAGCACGCTCAATACGCCCCGCCCGGATATCGTCAATAGCGCCGCGCTCACGGATTAACTGAATCGCGAGTTTGTCCTGCGACAGAGGGCTGAAATCAGGCAGTGCGAGCTGCTTCTTATAGTGCGGCCAGAACAGATAAAGCTGCTGGTAACGCCCCGATGCAGTGGATTTCTCGCCACGGCGATTAAACACTTTCGGTGCCCGGCCATGCGCGAAAGGGTGGTCGCTGTAATCGGTGAAAATCTCTGGCCTGCCATCAATGCCGGTGACAATGACGTCGTAACCACGATTTTTCGTCAGCGGATGGTTCGCTGTTCCTTCGGAATACGCCAGCATGTCCAGAAAGGCGGCGATATTCTGGTGAGTATTAATGACCGGCATCGCCGTCCCCCTTCTGTGACTTAAAGCGGCGCTGTATGGCGATTTCCACCACCTGATAACCGGCAATGCCGAGCATGGATCCAATCCCGCACACGGCAGGCAGTGACATATCAGGAAACTGCACCAGAACGACACCGGCGACCATCGAAACGAAGCCGCCGAGCAGCATGCGTCCGACAAAAAGGCGCGGGGTGATGGGCTCACCACCTGCCAGCACTTTCCCGACAACAATCATCACGCCAATCACAAACAGTGACAGGACGCCTTTTTCCCCTTCTGTCATGGTTTACTCCCAAAGATTGATAGTGTTAGTTACTGGTGAAGACGGCACGTCGGGCAGGTCAATCTCCGTACCATGCGGCAGAATGACACCCAGCTCAGACAGACCCGGATTGGCCTGCAGCACCGTCTCGACCACACCCTCAGTGCGCCCGTAATGCCGGGCGCAAATCGCATCGAGGGTGTCTCCCTGCATTGCCCGGACTTTCATCAGAGCTGACCCACAATGCAGCGCGGCTTGTCCTGCAGGCGCGCAACCGACCAGCGCATATCCCGCCACAGGTCATCAATGGTGGTTTCCACACTGTCGGCTTTTTTGTCACCCTTGCCGGTGGCCTCAACGCCGCGATAGCGCTCATACAGGGTGGCGGTTGCCATCGCCGTCACGGCGCTCAGGTAGTGGAAAACACGCACATTCTCGCCGTCGATTTCCTCGGCAGGCACGTCGGCCAGTTGCTTAAACCCGGCGGCAGTCTGGCGCAGCCGGTAGTCGTAAAGCTCCGCATTGGTCTCTGCCATGCCGGTCTTGATGGCATTGCGCAGGCGCGCATCGGAAACCGTCTGCTCAAGGCGCATCAGTTCGCGCACGCGCTTTGGATCCACATCAGGGAAAAAGAACGTGTTTTTAATCACTGCACCGCCCGTCTCCGGTGCGGGAATCACCACGCCCGGTACGTCCTGCGGTTCGTCGGGCTGGTTCAGAATCACTGTCGTCATGACAACCTCATCAGGTTGGGCGGTGGACGCCGGTCGCCGTCAGGTCTTTGCCTGCTTTGACCGGCGTGCCGCCCGGCTCGGGGAGCGTTCAGTTAACCGGCGGTTTTTGCCGCCTTTGGTGGACGCCCGCGCTTTGCTGCCGGTCTGGTGGCAGGTTGGCGCGTGCGCGGTTTAGTCGTTTTACGGGGTGCGGTCTCTGGCTTTGGCTTCAATGCCCGCTCCAGTCGCTCAATCTCCTTGCGCACACCGGCATTGCGGTCGAGCTGCATCGCGCGCTGAAACTGCGCCAGCGCCTCTGCATTCATACCGGCATCACGCAGAGTCAGACCTGTCACCTTATGCAGACGGGCGCGCACCATATCGGGAACGTCAGAGCCGTCGGTCAGGTCGATAGTGGTCTGCAGCCAGGAAATGTCGACAGACTCACCGGCATCGCGCAGACGCTGCGCGGCAAGTGCCACCTCCTCAACCAGCATGTAAGGTGTTGTGCGGCGATGGTCAGAGGTAAGGCCGTATTTCAGCGCGTAGGGGGCTATTTCCAGTGCGCCAGCGATATCACCGGCATCGAGACGCCACAGCATGACGGTCATGACAATGTCATCCTGCGCACCACGACCATCAGCCAGCACACCGGCGACCCACGGCGCATAGAACGGCAGCAGCTCGCGCTTTTTCTCGGCTTTACGTTCGTTTGAACGGATGTTTTTTAACGTGCGACGGTCATCGGCCAGCTTAACCAGCATCTGCTCATAGGCGGTTGCATGGCGCAGCGGGGCTTGCTCCCGCTGCGCGGCTTGAGAGGCCGAGACCCGCATCATGTGACGCTGTGCGGGGCTCGTCATGGTTTAGGCTCCGCTTTCCGGTGCTGCAGGTGCGGTGAAATCGCCCAGGGTGATGTTTTCCAGCAGGCACCCGGCGGCATACGCCTCGACCACGTAGTCGATATTCATCGACTCGTAGTTTTCAACGCGGTCTTTTTTCGGGTTTTCATCAATGCTGCGGCGGTGACTCTCATCCATGAAATAGATAGAGAGGTTTTCCAGCGTGGTCACTAACACTGCATTCGCAGGGAAGTACGGCACGCGCACAGCGGGCAGGTTGCCGATTCGCTTCTGGCTGATGATGATATCTGCCGCGAGCGCTTCGCTGTTTTCCTGCGGCTTGTTCACCAGCGGGAAATATTTGTCGGCCAGCAGCTTACGGCCAACGATGGCAACGAGTTTCGGGTCATCCTGATAAACCTCGTCAATCAGGTTGTTGGTCGCATCCATCACCAGCGCGTCGAGGTTCTCATAGTCGCCATTTCGACCGACGCGAATCACTGCTGAAACGACCTTACCGTCAGCGTCAGTGATGTTGCTCATCACGCGCGTCGGGGCTTCATTGCGGTATTTCTGCAGCCAGCCGACGGCCACATCCTGCAGCATCGGATTTTTGGTGCGGTCAGAGGTGGCGGCGCGGGCGGTACCGTTAAAACCGGCCATGATGAAATCGAGCGCCTGACGCTTGACAATGGCGTCGCGGATGCGGCGCTGGAAGTCCTGAAAACGCGCCCACAGGTCGAGGGTTTTATATTTCAGATGGAAGTCAAAATTAATCTGGTCGCACTCGTACTTGTTGGACTCAAGCGCGGTAAAGTCGGCGGTCTTACGCTCATCATCGCCCGAGGTGTCGGTCGTGCTGGCGATAGTACCGGTCACACCGACGCCAATTTTCTCCCCCTTCATTTCTGCGACCGGCAGGATATTAATCGTCTGCAGAAAAGCGGATGACTCCTGCACTTTGTTCATCAGCGTTTGCGTGACGGACGGCTCGACGGTGAATTTTTTACTGACGTCATCAGTGCTGATGCCGTTCAGCTCAGCGACGCGGGTCAGGTAGGCATTGAACTTAAAACGGGTTTCCGGGCGCATAGTATTTCCTGTTTGAATTTATCGGTTAGTCACTGCATCGGGCGGGGTTGCCGCCCGGCTTTGGGTCTGCGGTTTATCAGCAGTCGGTCAGCAGCTCATCGCCACCACCGCCGCTGGCTTTCGTGCGTCGCGGCTGGCTGAAACTTTCGGTTTTATCGAGGGTGGTTTTCAGGTCGGAAAATGCCTGGCTGGTTTCTTCAACCTTGCCGGTCAGTTCCTGTTTAAAGGTGGCAAGCGCGGTTTCCATATCGGAAATACGCTTATCCTGCGCAGTGAGGTTGGTCTGCACATGCTCGCTGACGGTGGTCACCGCCTCATGCACATCATTCATGCGCGCATCGTCGCTGACCTGCTTACGGCTGAAAATGGCTTTCACCTTGTCAGTCAGGGCGGTAAATACCGTTTCCGGCTGGTCTTCAAACTCAAGCTCGGCAAGCGTTGCCGCTGAAATCAGGTTTTCAGGGTTAGCCTTAAAGCGGTTAAGCGGGTTGTGTTTTGCATTGCGACAGAATTCGAGATATTCGGTGCCGAGGCTTGCCGGGTCATCGGTCACAGCCAGACCAACGAGATAGCATTTGCCGCTGTTGCTGAAATTCGGCGCAATTTCCATTGAGGTATAAACCTTCTGGAGTGCCTTATTCATTGCGACTAAATCGTCGGATGGGCTGATTTTTGCGAACAGTGCCAGCTTTCCGTTAAGCGCGGAGTCATCTTCGATTTTCTCCGCTTTCAGTTCGACCACATCGCCATAGCGTTTGAACGGGCTATCAGGAAACACGCTTTTGATGTGCTCAAGATTGATGCGGCAACCGTAGACGCGCGGGTCAAACGTGTCGGCCATTTCCTGAATATCACTGGCGCTGATAATGCGCCCGTCGCAGGTATCACCCTCGACGCCGATGCGAAAGAATTTTGAGACTTTTTTTGCCATTGTCAGGAGTCCTGAGGTTAGGGTTACTGGTCAACGCCAGTTTCCAGACTCAGGGCACGCCAGACCACTAACGACGGCTGGACAATCGCCCACACAACAGCACCTTAGCGAATCACTGACGGCCATTAAGTAGCCTTGCCCTGAATCCACTACGGCGAGGCATCAATGACCATTTCCACCGATACAACCTTGTTGCATGACCCGCGACGACAGGCATCGCTGCTTTACTGGCAGGGGTTTTCCGTGCCACAGATTGCCGAAATGCTGCAGGTCAAGCGCCCGACCGTGCAGAGCTGGAAGCAGCGCGACGGCTGGGACGGCATCGCACCGATTTCCCGCGTTGAAAGCAGCCTTGAGGCCAGGCTGATTCAGCTCATCGCCAAGCCGCAAAAGACAGGCGGCGATTTCAAAGAGATTGACCTGCTCGGGCGGCAGATTGAGCGGCTGGCACGCGTCAACCGCTACAGCCAGACCGGCAACGAGGCCGACCTTAACCCCAACGTCGCCAACCGCAACAAAGGGGAGCGCAAAAAGCCGAAAAAGAACTTTTTCAGCGACGAGGCTATCGAGAAACTGGAGGAATTATTTTTCGACCAGTCTTTCGAGTACCAGTTGCAGTGGTACCGCGCAGGACTTGAGCACCGTATTCGCGACATTCTCAAATCCCGCCAGATTGGCGCGACGTTCTATTTCTCCCGCGAGGCACTGCTGCGCGCGCTCAAAACCGGCCATAACCAGATATTTCTGTCAGCCAGTAAAACGCAGGCTTACGTGTTCCGCGAATACATCATCCAGTTTGCACGACTGGTCGACGTTGACCTGACCGGCGACCCGATTGTCATCGGCAACAACGGCGCAAAACTGATTTTTCTCGGTACCAATTCCAATACCGCGCAGAGCCATAACGGCGACCTGTATGTCGATGAAATATTCTGGATCCCGAACTTTCAGAAACTGCGCAAAGTCGCCTCGGGCATGGCTTCGCAGAAGCACCTGCGCTCAACCTACTTTTCGACGCCCTCAACGCTGGCGCACGGGGCTTACCCCTTCTGGTCGGGTGAGCTGTTCAACAAGGGGCGCGCCAGTGCCGCTGACCGCATTGAAATCGACATCAGTCACCGCGCGCTCGCCGGTGGTCAGCTCTGCGACGATGGCCAGTGGCGGCAGATTGTCACTATTGAGGATGCCCTTGCCGGGGGCTGCACCCTGTTCGACCTCGACCAGCTCAAACGCGAAAACAGTGATGATGATTTTAAAAACCTGTTTATGTGCGAGTTTGTCGACGATAAGGCATCGGTATTCCCGTTCGAGGAGCTGCAGCGCTGCATGGTCGACGTGATGGAAGAATGGGAAGATTTTTCCCCGTTCGCCGACCATCCTTTCGGCTCTCGCCCGGTCTGGATTGGCTACGACCCGTCGCACACTGGCGACAGTGCCGGGTGCGTCGTACTCGCACCGCCAGTGGTCTCGGGTGGCAAGTTCCGCATGCTGGAGCGCCACCAGTGGAAGGGTATGGACTTTGCCGCGCAGGCAGAGGGCATCCGAGGGCTTACTGAAAAATACAACGTCGAATACATCGGCATTGACGCAACCGGCCTCGGTCTCGGCGTGTTCCAGCTGGTGCGCTCATTTTACCCGGCGGCACGCGGCATTCGTTACACACCTGAGATGAAAACCGCGATGGTGCTCAAGGCGAAAGACACCATTCGCCGTGGCTGTCTGGAGTACGACGCTGGGGCAACCGACGTCACGCAGTCGTTTATGTCGATTCGCAAAACCATGACCAGCAGCGGGCGCAGCGCCACCTACGAGGCCAGCCGCACTGAGGAAGCCAGTCACGCCGATATCGCATGGGCGACCATGCACGCCCTGTTAAACGAACCGCTTTCTGCCGGTAGCGGCATGCAGCCTAAATCAATTCTGGAGTTCAACTAATGGGTAAGCAAAAATCCCGCAAAGCCACTGCGCAGAAAACACGCGCACCACAGCCACTGAAAGCCGACGCACCGCAAAAAATGGAAGCGTTCACCTTCGGTGAGCCAGTGCCGGTGCTCGACAAGCGCGATATTCTGGATTACGTCGAATGCATCAGTAACGGCAAATGGTATGAGCCGCCGGTCAGCTTCTCCGGGCTGGCAAAGAGCCTGCGCTCTGCCGTGCATCACAGCTCACCGATTTACGTTAAGCGCAACGTACTCGCGAGCACCTACATTCCGCACCCGCTACTGTCCCGTCAGGATTTCAGCCGTTTTGCGCTCGACTATCTGGTATTCGGCAACGCCTTTCTGGAACAGCGCCACAGCGTCACCGGCCAGTTAATCAAGCTACTGACCTCACCGGCCAAATACACCCGACGTGGGGTTGATGATTCGATTTTCTGGTTTGTGGAAAATTTCACGCTGCCGCATGAATTCGCGCCTGACACCGTATTTCACCTGCTGGAGCCTGACATTAATCAGGAGATTTACGGCCTGCCGGAATATCTCAGCGCGCTTAATTCTGCATGGCTGAATGAATCCGCGACGCTGTTCCGTCGCAAGTATTACCAGAACGGCGCGCACGCGGGTTACATCATGTATGTAACCGACCCGGCGCAGAGCGCGACCGACGTCGAATCGCTACGCGAGGCGATGCGCAACTCGAAAGGGCTCGGTAACTTTAAGAACCTGTTTTTTTACGCCCCTGGTGGAAAACCGGACGGCATAAAAATCGTGCCGCTGAGCGAGGTCGCCACAAAGGATGACTTTTTCAATATCAAGAAAGCCAGCGCCGCTGACCTGATGGACGCGCACCGCGTGCCGTTCCAGCTTATGGGCGGTAAGCCCGAGAATATCGGCTCACTTGGTGACGTTGAGAAGGTTGCAAAGGTATTTGTGCGCAACGAGCTGTCGCCGCTACAGGACAGGTTCAGGGAGGTAAACGACTGGCTCGGCATGGAGGTCATCAGGTTCAAAGAGTACACCCTCGACAACCCGGAATAATCCCCCTCAAGCCGCCAGCATGGCGGCTTTTTCATACCCCGCCACCATCACGCCTCAGACGCGCCACACGCGCACGAACACACACGACCACCAACGAAGCGACAGCAACCACGATAGCGCCATTACGAGGCGCTCAGACGATAATTTTTATCATTACGCACCACCTCTGGCGCGCAATGCTTTCCCCGCCACGCCTGCCCGCTTTATGGGTCGGTTTTAATGCAGTTGCATGACCACTCTGGATCCGCGTCAGCTCTGGCGGCGCACTACCAGAACGGGCAAGCCTGACGCATGCAAAACCATGCACCTGTTGCATGCATGGCTAAAAAACGGGAAATTCGCGGGAAAATGGCATAAAAAAACCGGCATTCTTGGTGCCGGTTTGAATCAGGTTTATTGAGGTCACTTGCCGCGCAATGCGCCAATAATACTGTTGAGACAACAACTGGCAATAATCATCAGAAAAACCGTCGTCCAAGGATTTTCATAAACGAGAGATAACATATTTATACAGCTCCTCTTATTTGCGCATTCTGATGTGATTTAACAGGTGTTTGATAACGACTGAAAGCTCATCTTTACTGGCCTGCTCGACCATTTTTTCGGTGTAGCTTTCCACCTCGCGAGAGCTCAGGTCGTTATTTAAAGCCATTAAAGTCAGATTCTTTGCCCAATCGGCAAACGGGTCTTTTTTCGATGAAAGGGGATTTTGCATGTCCAAAAACCTCGAATTACTTAACCAGCAGACGGTTAAAGTATTTGCGACGCTATGACTGGCTAACGCCTCGCGTAGCTCGTTGTTCAACCCCGTCAGCACTGAAAGCGAGTTTCAGCGCTGACGGCGTTTGCTATGGTTGACGTGGTGGAGGTGCGTATTGTGTCGGTCTGCTGATATTATCCAGCTTGCCGTAATTATCCCTGACTATTTCTGCACACCCGACCAGCTCTGCTGGAGTCAGGTTCTCATTGACCATTATCGTCTGCAGACGATGAACGATTGCCATCAGTTTTATGCTTTTAGTCTTGTGCTGCGGAATTTCTCCCGGTAGTCGATGCATAATATCGCCCTCAATGCATTTTATTTAGTGTCGTCAAAGCGCCACTATAAAACCCGCTAAGGTAACGTCCCATTCATCACTAGTGTGTAACCAATAACACATCGAGAAGATTTGAAAGGTAGAACTAACGTCTCGCATAGCTCGTTGTTCAACCCCGCCAGCACTGAAAACAAGATTCAGCACCGACGGCGTTTGTTAATGCAGCCAGCTATCGTCCTCCCATACCTGCTGCATGATTTCCATGACTCTTTTTTTATCTTCGTCCAGTTTCAAACCGCTTAGCTCAACGCCATTTGCTGAGCCCTTGCGAATGCGAATAGCAGTCTTTGGGTAAATAGGTTGAAGATTGCGGTACAGCTCAGCCTCAAGTGCATCCAACGTTGCCTGACTAATTTTTTGCTCTTTATCCAATGTGATATTGATTCTCATAATCTAATCAGCCTTATAAAAAATATCATCTTCGGTTTCGTTATTATTTTCGCTGTTTGCTAGGTCTGCAATGAGAGTGAGCGCGAGCTTTAAGTCTGATGGCTTGCAGTTTGCAATCAGAGATACCTCGGCGATAAATTGCACACAAGCCCACTTTTGCTGCGTTCGGCTGAAATGTTCGCCAACCATGAAATCCCTCCCATAGGGTGTACTGTATATTTATACAGTAGCACGTATTGGTAAAAGATGGGAAGAAAAAAATGAATAGGGTGATGACTGTATGTGCATGATATGGATGTGAATTACTCAGGCATTGGTTTTGATGCCTCAGCCATCGCAGCAACACGATAAAGGATTTTTCTAGCCTTAGCCTGATGTGATGGTGCTGCGGAAAATATTTCTCCTTTGTCCGTTCCGCGTAGCCATTTGCCATCAAAACAACTTTTACCACCTGCCATCAGGTGCAGGGCTTCGCCCCGGCTGATAGTGATGCCGGTTGTCAGATGTATCTCGTCGATAATTTTCGCTACAACTGCGTTTTGCTCATTCGTTCCGTGAATGAATTTTCGCCGCATTTGTGGCTTTTGCTTCCTGAGCCGGTTTGTCAGTTCTCGTCTTTCACGTCGACTCAGTGGTTTTGATAAATCGAGTTCCGGTGGATCGCTTTCGCTTCCCGTACAGTTATTGACAGAACTCCGAGAGGGCGCAGGAGCGCCCTTAACGTCAACGGCCAAATCAACGGCACGCTTCGGTACAATTTTCCACTGAGTTAGCCGGGTTAAAATCGGGGTGCCAGCACCGACAGCGGAATCGTACACGCCACGGATGCAGACGGTTTCCTCGCCATACTGGTTAAACTCGGCGCGCGGCTCATACAGCGTGCGCACCTGCAAATCATCGCGACGGACAAACGGGCCACCCTGTGCATTAACGTAACCAGCCCAATCACCAGCGTCAGCGGCATCATGGACGGCGGCAAACTCAACGCTCATACCGTGTGCGGTCTCGGTATCAGCGAGACGACGCAATTCACGGTAGACCGTCACCGGCGCACCGCCGATAAACTGGAATTGACGGATGTGCCAGCGCGCCGCCCATGCTGATACGGCGGGGGCTGTCTCTTTCAGCAGCTCACCGCTTTCGTCATCGATTTCACCATCGAGAGCATAGCCGTCGATATTTTTCGAAATGTATTTAGCTACATAGCCGGTAGCGCTGCCCTTTTCCGGGTCAATGGCCTCGGCATGAAAGCGAGCCTTTTTGGCTTTATCGCTTCTTAGTTCGTGGCGGTCTTCCTCCCACGCATAATCACGGATGATGAGGCGCACGCGCTCGACGTCTTCCGGCAACATGAACATAAGCATGTGCCAGTGCGGCGTTCCGTCGTGATGAGGCTCGGCAACACGTATACCGAAAATGCGGATTTCTTCCCGGTGTAGCTTGGCGCGTATGCGTGCCCAAAGACCGGTTAGATAGCTCTGCGTGTCCGAAGGGCTGGTACCGTTCCATTTGCTGTTACGGTATCCCGCTTTGGTGGTGGCGTGATATTTAGACGGTGCGGTTAAAGTGTAAAACTCACCGACATAACCGAGCTCATTACAGATATTTTCAAACCCACGGATGCGGGTCATCAGCTCACAGCGACGTATTGCAGGGTTAGCAACCGAACCATCGTATTTTTCAATAAGACTGATGCGGTTGCCGTCTTCGTCTTCAAGCTCCAGCCCTTTAAGAAATTCACGTGTGCGGCGTTTCTGCTCGCGCCAGTCAGTCACGCAGTTTTTACTCGCGTAGGCGTGCTTTTTCTTACTGACGCTGCCAACGGCAATGTGCAGGTGTTCGCGCCACGCAGACGCAATACGACGTAAACGACCGCGCCACCAAACCTCATTAAACATACGCATTACTGCCGGTGCGATTTCATCCTCGCCAAAATATTTTTTAGTCACACGCTCCCATTTCGGCGGTGTAACGTTGAATTGCAGGGAAATAAAACCGGCGCGCATGTACCAGGTGTAAAGCGTTTTTAGCTCGCTAAATCCTGTGTCATCAATGTCAGCCAGTTCAGCGCAAATAAAATTGGCGATATCAGCGGCCAGCAGGTCAATATCGGCGCGCGACATATCCGGGAGTCGGTTAAATCTGGCGACCATATTGACCATGCGTGACGCCAGATATTGCATAAGCTGGGTATCAAAATGACCATCGAAAACAGCGGCTGATACATTGCTGTTAATACCCGCGCACTCATATTTATTTGCGACCAGTTCAAGACGCGGCAATGCCTTTTTGCAAAAGCTGATTAAAAAGGCATTGGCTCGTTGACTGCCCTGATTTTGTTCCAGCACCGCAGCGGTTCGATAAACATCAAAACGTACGCACTCAGGCTGGAGAGAAAGCACCTTTCTAGCATGCAGCAAAGCCGCGAACATACGGTCGCGGCGATACTGTTGGTCATAAGTAAGATATGGGCTGGCTATTGCTGACCGTGGAGCATTCCACGGAAACGCGAATTGAACAGCCAATTCATACCCCCCGATAATGCTTAGATTTGAGCTCGTCGATTTGCTGACAGGTCACGCACAAATCCACTCCAGGAATAGCAATGCGGCGAGCTTCCGGGATTGGTGCGTCACATTTCTCGCAGAAAAAACGGGAAGGCGCAGCGATACGACTGCGCGCTTTGTTGATGTAGCGCTCGCGGTCTTCCTGCTCACGCTGTTGGGCTAAATCAATTGTGTCGGCCATTAGTGCAGCTCCTGTGATTCGTTTTCGTAGCGAGTGGCTTCACGGCGCAGCAGTTCGGCGGCTTCGGTGCCGCTCATACCCTCTTTGGTGATATGGATAGCCAGCGCCTCAAGGCGGATGGAAACAGCGAGCGCGCGGTCTTTACGCTCCTCTTTTTTTGCATCGGTCAGCAATATGGCCAGCGCATCACTATCAGTGCTAAAACTACGGGTTTCGGTATTACACATAATTAACTCTCCTGATTTCGGGCAATAAGAATCCCGGCGGGTTTACGCCATTAAATTTCTGTTTTGGTTAATTCGGCATGGTTAGCCGTTTGGGAAATAAACTCACCACTGCACGAAAATGATTCATCGCTGTAATAAGCGCCTTTTTCTCGTCAGTAGTCAGCTCACTTAATTCGAGCTCATGACGAGCCGCCGGTATTTTTGCCAGAAAGAAAATAGCGGCCAGCGCCCGATTATTTTCTTCAAATTGTGGGTCACGTTTATCCCGCATATCATCGACAAAACGCTCAACCTCTTTCCAGCTATCGCCCCAATATCTCGCGCGCAATTCAGCCACATAATTGAGACCGGCCAGACGTTCCCCCACTTTTAGCGGAACAGTCGTGGAAACAGCTTCGATAGCCATGATTCCCCCTGCTTTTGAGTAGAGAGGCCAGCCAGTAAATCAGCCTGTGAGCGACTCGGGTGCCAGCGCTTGCCGTCCTTACCTGAGATCCAGCCGTGGCCGTAGTGCATGCCTGGGCTTTGCTTAACGAGCAGAGACGCGAATGACGGTTCACTTTTCAGCATACGCACCTCAAATCAGACCAAACGATGCGCCAATACCGCTCATGGTATCGACCACACTCGACATAGCGGGATTAGTCTGCAGACGTGCATGCAGCGCCATTGCCGATAATGACAACATGCGAATCCCCGCATTTACGCTAGCAATCATGTTTTGTTTTTTGGCTGGCGTGAGGCGGTCGCCGGAAACTGCACCGCTTGCCAGCTCGCCAAGTTCACTCATTGCGTGCATGACGTAGGATTGCAGTTTCTCTTTTGCCAGCTCGTTGACCGGTACGCATGGCAGACAATGGATCTGCGCCAGAAAACCATCGACGAGGGTCGAGTCTTCGGTCAGGTCTGTCAGTGTCCAGATTTCACGCGGCGTTAACTGGTGCGGCTGTTCTGGGTTGAGTTTGTTGTAAAGCGTATGCGGCTTGATTCCGGCTTTATTCGCTAGTTCTTTCACGTTATGAGTAGCTGCGAATTTTCTGCAGGCCTCGTCAAAGTGCGCATGTGACGAAACACGAAAATCTAACATGCTGTAACTCCCTTTAACTTGCAAAATCAAGTTCAGTTAAGCGATGACTGTTAGTTGATATAACGGCAATCGATAGCTTGCTGGGTCAGTTTGTCACGCCATGCTTTGACGTTGATAAGGGTGCGGCTACGCTTAGCGGCTTTTTCTTTGCTGGTAACATCTTTGGTGGGAGCTTTAAGAAGGACGCCCTCATCAATCCATTGCCAGACCAGACGCTCGCTAACGCCACGGGCGGCGGCGAAGTCTTTTACTGACATGGTGTCTAACATCGCTGTACGAATCATGTTTTGCATAGATAGCTGCATCATGGTTACAAGCGCGTTGAACTGACCAGCGTCTAGCAATACAGTTTGATTTTGTAAGTTTTGTGCGTCATGCAGCGGGATTGATTTTGCATCTGACATATCGCATTATCTCCTGTTGTTTGAAATGTAGTGCAGTGGTGTGCATCTTGGTCGATGAGCACCAATATAGATCGCTAAATTTTGGTTGTAAACAAAATTCTTGTTGGTGTGATATGTCTAAAAATGATGTTAATGCGCCTGCCGCATTGGAACGAGTCCTTTCTGCATACGGCTTTAAGCAGCAAAAGGAACTAGCCGAAAGGCTTGGTATACATGCAAACAACGTGAGTAGTTGGCTTGCAAGAAACGTAATCCCAAGCAACGTTTTCGTTGAGTGTGCTCTTGATACGGGGGCTGACCTGCGATGGCTAATTAATGGTGAGCTTGCAAATGCAAGATTTGAGGTGGTGAAAGCTAAACTCAAAGGAAAGCAACTCTATGATGAAATCATGGCAAATGGAGGGAGGGCGGTTCTGCGTCGGATTCTCGATGCGTATGGTTTTACTCTGCAAAAAGAGCTTGGCGATTTATTAGGTATATCTTCCGGCACTATAAGCACTTGGGTTAGACGCGATTTTTTCCCCGGTGACGTGGTTGTCACTTGCGCCCTTGATACTGGCGTATCGTTAGAATGGTTATCTACCGGAAAAGGCCAAATGCGTAATAGTAATGATGGTGAACCGGCAAATGCTTTAACGATTAGAAAGTGCCGCCTCGAGGCGGGCGAACTCAAAGATATCGGACGCTGGACTCCTGATATATCTATGGCTCCGTCAAATACTGATGATTTAGTGTTTATCGATGGTGTGAGCACATCTTGGCTTGTTGATAGTTCTAACTCGAAGATAGGAAATGGTCGCTGGCTTATTGGTATTGATGGCGCACTCGATGTTTTTGACGTAATCAGGTTGCCAGGTGGAAAGGTGAGGTTATCAAATAAGTCTGCTGAGTTTGAATGTAATCTCTCAGATATCACACCATCAGGTGCGGTTATTTTTACTTTGGAAAAGCATGTTTAAGGAGCAGTAATGAAAAAGTTTTTATTTTTGATGGTCTGTATCGCACTTTCTTCCTCAGCCTTAGCCGCTGAGAAGTTTAAAGAGATTGATAGTAAATCTTTTGGTGATAAATGGCCGCTGACCTTTGAGCATGCAAAAGTATCATGTGTAAATAGTCACTACGTTTTTGTTTATGACACTGATACGGATGAACGCTATCCCCTAAGCGGCATGGCTAAGAACGCCGTCAAGTCTGGAAAAATGGAAGGGCGAGATTTAAAAGAAGTGCTAAAAAAAGACCCTAGAGATCCATTAGAACGCGCTGATATTGGTCCGGTTTTCAGTGAAGCCATAGCGCTATGTGAATAAAAATATTTGGCCTCGGTGTAGCTATGACAGTAAGTAAGCAAAAAAATGGTAAATGGTTATGCGAGCTTTATCCAAATGGTAGGGAAGGGCGGCGTATACGTCGGCAATTCAATACCAAAGGTGAGGCCGAGGCATTCGAAGCATTTACGAAAAGTGAGAGTGAGGATAAGCCGTGGCTTGGCAAGAAAGAAGACCGGCGGCGCTTAAGTGAGATAATCCAGCTTTGGCATAATCTGCATGGACAGGCTTTAGTTGCAAGTAAGTCACGATTGGCTAAATTGCAGATTGTATGTAATGGTCTTGGTGACCCTATCGCATCCCGCCTTACTGCTAAAGATTGGGCTCACTATCGTGATAAACGGCTTCGTGGCGAAATAGATAATGGATATCACAAAGACCCTGCAAAATGGATCGCCAAACCGATAACCGTTAACCGTGAGCAGCAGTATTTAGAAGCTGTTTTCAATGAGCTAAAGCGGTTAGGGGAATGGAGTCTACCTAATCCGCTTGATGGCATTCGTGTCTTTAAAGAAGCTGAGAAGGAAATGTCATGGCTGACTTTGTCTCAACTCCCTGAGTTGTTCCGAGCCTGCGAGCAATACGGCAAAGAAGACCTCACCATGATTGTTAAGGTGTGCCTTGCAACCGGCGCTCGATGGGGGGAAGCGGAGAGATTGACCCGCCCGCAACTTTCTCCATATAAACTGACGTTCACCAAAACCAAAGGTAAGAAGAATCGCACGGTTCCGATTCCTAAATGGCTGTACGACGAGTTGTCCGAACGTCAAGGCAGAATGTTTAAACCCTGCTATCAGGAGTTTAAAAAGATGCTCAAACTAACGAATATTGAATTGACGGAAGGGCAGAAGACGCACGTTTTGCGTCATACTTTTGGTGCGCATTTTATGATGAACGGCGGGAATATACTGGTGCTGCAGAAAATTCTCGGGCATGCCAATATTCGAGAAACAATGAAGTATGCACACTTTGCTCCTGACCACCTTGAACAAGCTGTCACCCTCAATCCGTTATCGCTGTATGTTGGCGACAATGTGGCGGCAGAGGTTGCATAA